TACAACTGCTGTAATTCCATCTAAGACGTTTATTTCACTAGCTGTAGCTGTAACACCATCCAGTATATTAAGTTCTGCCGCAGTAGAAGTTACTGCTGTTGCGCCTATGGTGATGCTAGAAGCTGTAAGTCCACCAATGACTAGATTAGCTGCCGCATAACCTGTGGCACTTGTATTGACTGTTGTGCTTGGTACTGTTTGTGTATCTGAAAACAGCCTAAAGGTATTATCAGTAGAAGCATCATAGAAGATACCTGCGTACTTGGTTGTGCTTGACTCTACAAACTTACCGTAGAAACCAAAGTCTGTTGAGTTACCTGTATTGGCATTTGTTAAACCAGTGAAGTTATTGTCTGTAACAACTGAACCTGTCTGTGTTGTTGTACCTGTAACTGTAAGGTTTCCGCTTACTGTTAGGTTATTGCCTACCGTAACATCATTAGGCAAGCCTATAGTCAAAGTATCTGTAGCACTAACCGCTACGTCTACCTCATTGCTTGTGCCTGCAACTGTTAGGGTATCACCGCCTGCTACTGTCTGTGTATTTGAGCCATCAGAAAGCGTAAAACTTGTTGATATGTTAGCTGTACTTGCAGATGTGATTCTACCTTTTGCATCTATAGCTATAACTGGTATTGCTGTGGCACTACCATAGCTAGCCGCACTCACACCTGTATCTGCTAATGAAACCGCACCGCTACTGACTGAGAAGTTGTTTGTAAATGAAGCAACACCTTTGTTAGAACTTGTGGCTTCTTCTGCGGCTATAGTTATCGTACCGCTTGATTCTGTTACATCTATGCCCTCCCCTGCGGTAAACGTAATCGTTCCGCCTAGTGCTGTATCTGTAGAATTAGAACCATCTGTAACCGTGATACTGCTGTTGGCTAGTTTAGCGTTGGCTATTGAACCTGCTAGCTTGTCATTGGCTATAGAGCCTGCAAGCATGGCATTGGTTATGACACCAGAGCCTATAACAAGATCAATCGTACCGTCACTATCCTCGTAAGTTGCCGCTATACCTGTTTCAGTATTAGAGGAGAACATTGCTCCTACAATGTCTTGTACCCTTTCTGTTGTATGGTAAAGATTGCTTGAGCCTTCTCCTATATCATCTGTATCAAGTGTTATGTTGGCACTACCATCAAAGCTGACACCACTTATTGTTCTTGCTGTAGCCAGTGTAGTAGCTGTAGTTGCGTTACCTGTAAGATCACCAGTTACGTTACCTGTCAGGTTTCCTACAAAAGATGAAGCTGCAAATGCTTTGTTTGCGCTTAGTCTTGAGTTGCCATTATCCCATGTGATAGTTGGCTTTGAAGTGCTTGCTCCAAACTCTATACCTGCACCGTTTGTATTGGCTAGACTTGTAGCACCTTTTGCTACTCTGATTGTTGCATCTTCTACGTCTAAGGTTGCTGTGTTTAGCGTTACCGTATCACCATTGACTGTAAGATCTCCAGTTACGGTTAGATCGTTGCCTATGGTCACGTCATCTGGCAGGGCAAAGGTTATAGCGTTATTGCTTACCGTTGTTGTGATCTCGTTGGATGTTCCTGTAAATGTAAGTGTTTCGCCTGTGTTAAATGTATCGTTAGAGCCACTATCTGCCGCCAGTGTAAAACTTGTGGCTATAGCATTTGTGCTTACTGCTGTTACCAGACCTTTAGCATTTACTGTTATTGCAGGTATGGCTGTAGCACTACCAAAAGAGCCTACATTTGAGTTTACTGTGTCTAGGGTTGTAGTGATCGTGGTATTGCCTAGATTGGTCATGGTGGCACTACCATCCACATCTCCATCTATCGTTATAGTAGGATCGTTGACGTTGAAGTCTAAAGTACCGTCTCCGTCCTCATAAGTGACCGCTATGCCTGATTCTGTATTACTTGACACCATAGCACCAACAATGTCCTGAACTCTCTCTGTGGTGTGATATAGGTTGGTAGAACCTTCTGTCAGATCGTCAGTGTCAAAGCCTGTAAGGTTTCTGGTATCAAAGTTGACTCTGTTACCCATAAGGGAATGTGCAGAGCATTGGTAAAATAAAACTGTAGGTGTGGCGGCTGTAGCCTTGATCTCTGTGTAAGCACCTGCACTACCTGCTGTGCCATTGGTTGTTACCCCTGTTGTGTAAGCTGTAGTCTTATCTGCTTCATAATAGAATCTAAGTGGATGTCCACCATTAGAGCTATCTGCCTGATCAAACCTGTATGTGGTGTCAGGTGTAAGCGTTAGATAAGGTGACTCTACACCATCTATAACATAAGCACTGCTAGAACCACTATCGTATGGATGTTCGCTTGTCTTACTGGCTACTGTGACTGTAAGCGTTTGTGTAGTGGCTTCGCTTGGTGCTGTACTTAAAGTACCTGAAAACTCTGGATCACTAATCGTAGGATTGGTGATTGTCTTATTGGTAAGCGTTTCTGTAACACTGGATGTATCAACAACTAAATCTATTGTGCCATCGCTATCTTCATAAGTTGCAGTGATATTAGTTTCAGTATTGCTACTGAACATTGCGCCTACTGTGTCCTGTATAACTTCACTTAGGTCTATGTTGGCTGTACCGTCAAAAGACACACCGTGTATAGTTCTTGCGGTCTCTAGTGCTGTTGCGGTTGCCGCATTTCCTGTGGTGTCCTGATTGAGAGTACCTATAACTAAATCTATAGTTCCGTCAGAGTCTTGATAAGTTACAGTGATATTAGTCTCTGTGTTAGAGCTAAACATAGCTCCAACGGTATCTTGGACAACCTCTGTAAGATCAATGTTTGCAGTACCATCAAAGCTAACCCCATGAATAGTACGAGCAGTTTCTAAGGCTGTAGCTGTAGCGGCATTACCAGTTGTATCTTGGTTAAGTGTTCCTATTACAAGATCAATAGTTCCATCGCTGTCTTGGTAGGTTGCGGTTATGTTGGTTTCCGTGTTGCCAGTAAACATAGCACCTACTATGTCTTGGACATACTCAGTGTTTAGACCTACTGTTACTGCTGCTGATTCTGAACCGCTATTGGCTACGTCTATACCGCTATTTGCGGCTGCTAAGGTAGCTACATAGTTTCCAGTAGTATCTGTGCCTAAAGCTACAGAATTAGCTGCTATGGTCGCTGTAAGAGTGCCATCGGCTAAGTTAGAGAGGGTCACAGAACCACTCAAATCTCCTGCTAGGGTAATGCTTGGTGATTTATTAATCGTAGTTCCAGACGATATATCACCACCGTTGATGTCAACAGTATTCAGCACAGGAGCTGTTAGTGTCTTATTGGAGAGAGTCTGCGACCCAGAAAGTGTTGCGACAGTGCTATCTATAGCAAAGGTAACTGTATTACCGCTACCAGTTGTATCTATACCTGTACCGCCAGTAAAGGTCATAGTTTCGCTGTCTAAATCTATACTTAATGCACCGCCTGAATCTCCTTGAAAGTCAAAGTCTTGTGCGGTGATCTGTGCATCTACATACGCTTTGATTGATTGCTGTGTAGCTAGCTTGGTGTTGCTATCACTACCTAAGTTGTCCTCGTCTAAAACTCCTGTAACTGTTGCCCCACCTGCTGTAAATACCAGACCTGCTAGCTTGGTATTTAAAGATGTGGCATTGCTTGATGTAGTAGCTAGCCATCTAGCGTTGCTGTGGTCATATATAATCGTAGATCCTGCGTCACTTGAGCCTACTGTTTCTTCTTCTGTTGTTTTTCCAAGTAGTGTTGCCGCACCTGCCAAACCTTGTGTGCCTACAGTTATGATGCTTATAGCATCTCCGTCAGTAACGGTAACTTTGTTTATTGTATTGGTATTGGAGGTTGTGACCTTTGATATAGCCATTATCTGCTGATATTCCTCCTAATCGTATAAGTGCCTTCTAAGATGCGATACACCCTACTGCTACCATCTACTATCTCAAGGTCAAAAACACCGTCTCCTGCCGTTAAATTAGCTGTATCGGCTGCTGAAATAGACAGTGTAACTGTTCCTGCTGAACCTCCTAACGTAATTCTGTTATTGGCTGTGGTGAGTGTGATAACCTCAGATGAACTTTCAGGAGTCTCCCTCAAGTCCATTTCTGCTGACGTATAGCCAGTAAGATTGATTAAAGTATCGCTAGAGTCCTTTAAAGTGAGAGTCTGACCAAAGGTCGCTCCCTGTTCTATGATGAAATGATGATAGCCTGCACTCATAAATATTCCCTTTATTGTTCATGGTTTCTACCATCGTTAGCATCTGCTGAATTAATATTATCACTAAATTAGTGATTAGGGTTTCCTAACTAAGACTTTTTCTTCTTAGTCGTTCTTTTTTTAGTAGTTTTCTTAGGTGCTTCTCCACCTTCCCATGCCTCATTGACATCAGGTGTGCTTGGATCATCTCCTACTAATTGTCCTTTTTTGTTTCTTGCTCTAACAGGCTCGCCTGCTTCTTCGGCACTACCCTCTACTTTGACTTCCATTGCCCATCCGTTTTCTACAAACGTAGACATAACTTCTGTTTGCCATTTCTCTTTGGCTTCAACAACTTCGTCTGCCATGTATAACCTTACATCTGAGCCATCTTTGTTAGCACTTGCAGGTTTAGGCACTAAAATCTTGTAACTTTTTGACATCTGTTTTCTCCCTTATTGGGTAGTGGGGGCAGAACCCCCACGTTCCCATGCTAAATTAAGCGTTATGTGCTGTGAAAGCGTTGTCTGCGCTATGTCTGCCACCACTTCTAACGATCATAGCACCTAAAGGTGTTCCGTTAGAATGTGTACCAGTTTTAGCCAGTACGACTCTTAAGTACCTCTTACCGCCAACGTAGCCTACACGGAAGATGCCACCTGAAGAATCAGGGTCACCACCAGTAGTACCATCTAGCTTCAGGAAGATTCCTCCTGAAGATATAGTACCGTCTACGATGTCAGCTTGAGCGCAATCAGTGTAAGTAGAATCATCATCAGAATGCTCTAATGAAACTTCAAAATAAACTGAGCTTGAGAGTGTATCTCCTTCAGCACCAACATCTACTAATACAGTAGCTTGTTCGTAGCCTTGTAGATCAACACCAGTTCCATTACCTGCCGCAGTTTTAACCGCATTGATAATAGAAACAGCAGGATTAATATTATTAGATAAGTCTTGCATAATTTACTCCTTACTTAAGCTGATACTTTTTGTTTAACAATAGCTTCGGCTTGTACAACTTGTCCACCAACTCTTCTTCTGGCGATGTATCTAACATTACCTGAAGTAGCTTGAGTGAAAGGATCTCTTTGTACAGCTAAAGCAACTCTGTCTACGATCATGTAGGCTCTTCTGAAATCACCAAACAGAACTGGATAGGCATTAGCCGCCACGTCTGGCATATCAGTAGCTTCTACATAAGGATATCCTAAGATAGTGTTAGGAACACCTGCTTGTAGAGACATACCTGCTTGGAACACATATTGTCCTGCGGTATCTTTTAGCTTTCTGATAGCTGATAAAGTACCTCTGTTAAACATAAATGTACCGTTTCTGCCATACTCAGATTTGATGCTGTGAACCAAAGTGATAAGACCATCAGCTAATAGAGCTGTGCCATTACCAGAATTGACTTCGCTAACATCGCCATTAGTTAGTAGACCTTCAGGCTTACCAACTGCGTTACCGCTAACAAATGCAGTTCCTTCAGCTTTTGCAAATTGCTCTGCAAACTCTGATTGCATTTCTGCTTCAAGATCAAAGACAGTATCTTCTAAGTTTTGCTCAGAGATATCTACTAAAGCATACAACTCATGTGCAGGGAGTTCTTCTAAGCCTACTTCGTAACCAGTAGTCTCAGACCTTGTTCCTGCTTCAGCTACCCATTGGGCAGAGAATTGAGAAGTTCTTTTAGGCACTTGGATTGATCTTTGTCCTGTGCTTCTTACTCTAGCAACTGAACGAACAGGTGATATTTCAGTTACAGTTTTAAGTAACTCTCTCACATATTCAGGTGGTGCTAGATATCCACCAGTTGAGTCATTGCTGACAGTTAATGCCTTTTTCTCTACATCATCAAGACCTTCAAGTCCTTTTCTGCAGAAGGCTTCAAAAGCTGCTAGACCTTCATCAACTTGCTTGGCTTCAAATCCTGAGTTTGGTCTTTTCATAAAAGTTTCAAGATTGTCAACCTGCTCTTTGATTCCGTCTTGAGCTTGTTTGGCTTGTGTGATCTCTTGATTGATATCCTCTAAGCTATCAAGTTTTTCTTCAATAGCTTGAAGTTTTGAATCAACCAAAGTATCAACATTTTGCCCTTTTTCTATGCTATCAAGTCTTTCGTCATTAGCTTTTTTAAATTCTTCAAAAGTATGACCAATTTCGTCAATCGCATTTTTTATATCTTCAGACATAATTGCTCCTTAGAGTTGGTTAATAATTGATGTTAATTTTTTAATGGCTTCTACCACTTCTGCATTATCATCAACCTCTCGCTGAATAAATGCCTGATTAACAGCTTTTGCTGCAACCTTCGCTTCTGAACGAGATAAGTTGAAAGCATCACGCAATCCGTTCTCCCATTCCCTTATGGATATCTCCTCACCCTTTACCTGACGAACCGTAGCTTTCGGATTCATAGGGAAAGTAACAAGGCTAATTTCCATTAAGTCTACCTCTTTGATAATACGCTGACCTTTGCGCTTATCATAAGAAACCTCTTTAGGGTTTACACGGAAGCCTATGCTTAGACCATCCAATGCACCCATCTTTAATAATTCATAAGCATCTCTGCCTGCTGTCGTACCTAGAGCTAATCTACCTTTGACTCTTAAGCCATGACTGTCCTCAACAATCTCGTCAAAGACACCGATAGGCATATCCGACTTATGTTGATATAAGAGCTTGACTCCTTTAGTGCCACGCTCTGCTAGACTCTTAGTGAAAGCTCCTGTCTTGATGACATCATTACCTAAGTCTGTGTTATTAAATACAGAGCCATAGCCTTCAAAAGTACCATCTTCGCTGTCATCAGCTTTGATCTCAGAATGTACTTCTATAAAAGACTTAAGTTCAGCTACGTTGTCTTTACAGGAACAATCAGCTTCTTTCTTCTTAGGCTTCTTAGGTTTCTTCATACGACCACCATAACCATAGGCTGATTCTTCGTTCTCAAGCTCTTCTCCTGTTAGTCTGGTGTAATCTGCGTGTGAAGCGCAAGGCATATAGACGGTGTTACCATCTTCATCGTGACTGTGAGTTCCAGAGCATCCTATCTCTTCTGCTCTTGCCTCTGCTTCTGCTTCTGTAGTGAACACATCTTTGCTCACCTCTCTTTTCTCATCGTTGACCTGTTCTTCCTCTTTGGAATTATAACTTGAGTTACAGACTGCTAGTCTTTGGTCAGTGTCATATTCATCCGTCATAGTCTTATCTCCCATGCAACGACTCATAAAATTGCTTCTACTTTCTCCTGTTTTCGGTTTAGGTATTGGCATATATGTCTACATATAGTATCTGAATGATTAGTCAAGCACAACATCTTGTTCATCAAGATAAATAATCACACATCTACAATTAATATTATTCTTAGCACCTCCTCTTGGGTCTCCTGTATGAGCCATAGGTGCGCCTCCAACAAGAAAGTCCTCATTCATGTCTCTAATCTGCCCATTTGCAATAGAATGATCGCTTCTTGTTCTTAAATCATTTGTGGCTGCCCATCTTTTCAACATCTTTGAACCATAATCACTTTGTACTTGCTCATAGTATTTATGATGTGCAAAACCTGCTGCATTATGTGTCTCTGTCCTAGCTATTGTAGCTGCTCTAACTCTCGTTATCGGTCTTACATTTCTTTCAATGTTTTGTGCTATCTGCACAAGGGTCAAGCCTTCTTCTCTGCCTGAGATAATAATACGCTCAACTCTGTTAGAAATTCTTGTTG